CCTGCTCGGTCAGAGTGATTAGTACTCGCCATACCTCGTATCATTACGCTACCATCATCATTTTCATGAGACTTAAACGTAGAGGCCATATGTAGTATTTTTTCCATATTATTTCTCTGTAGTACTTGCCCTGAGTGCTTCTAAAGGGTCTTGTTTTATGGGCTCTGGCGTTGCTTTTGTAGGCTGTGCTAAATCCCAGTATTCTTTATGGTTACTTTTAAATAGCTCTAACATTCTTTGATAGTTACCTATATTATCTGCCATTTGTTTGTCAGATACAGGTTTTTTACCATCCACTTTAAAGTGTGAGTAGGATTTTGGTATCCCATGTTCTGCAAAATATTCCGCTAAGTTTAATAACATTTTTTTATTGTGTATTTTTTTGTTAATCATCTTCCTCTTCCTGTGGTGGTCTTCCACCTTCATCTGGATTTACTGCGGAGCCTGCAATATTAGCAGGAACTCGTATGTCTTCTGCTTCTTCTCTGGCATCGTAGCCTAGGGCTTCTCGAGCTTCATTCGGGCTAATGATTCCTCCATTTACTAAAGAGGTATAATATGCTGCGCTATCTCTAAGCTCAGGCTGTAAAGCAGGTACATTTGTTACGTCTTCCACAACTTCAAAACCAAAGAAACGAGAAAATCCTGAATTTAGTTTTGCAATTATGGGTAATACTGTTTCAAGATAATACAATCTCATATTCGGACGAATATTTGCATTGTTACCTGAATCTAAAAGAATGGGAGGTACTCCAATTGCTTTTAATATAATTTTTTCGTTTTCAGCTATAGATGTTTGGAAATCTAAATCTTTAAAACTTACATTCGAGATTTTGTCTAACTCAATACCACCATCTAGTATAAGAGGTCTTCTACCTCCTGTATCAGGACTATAACGAGTTTGCCAAGATACCATCATACGTTCTTTGATTTTATCAGATAAAGTATTGGGAGATTTAAGTACTAAACCAGGTACAGCTCCATTCTTAAAAAAGTTATCTTGAAAGTCTCTCATTCTAGTAATTAACTGCATAGTTCTTACAGCAGGCTTTAGTCTGGATACACCTCTATAAACATCATAAAAAGAATTATCTTTTATGTGAATAATCTCAGATGGAGAGTATATTATGTCATTATAGGTATACTTATCGATATAAGTTTTTGTATCTCCATGTATAGTAACTTTATCCGCAGGAAGATGATATAAATGAGCACCATCAAAGTAAATAAAGATATTACCATCTAACAAAAAATCAGTAATAAGATTGCGTCTAAAAGTATTAATATCTTGAAAAGGGTTAGGCTCTGTAGTTAGTAACGTTTCAACTTTTGCTCTTTTGACGCCTTGTACTATACCTCTGTGAGAAACAGGTTTAACTGTAGTTGACACACCCGCTGTATCATCTACAACAATATTTACAGCTCTGTTTACAATTTCAAGAGTTTCGTAATAGTGTTCATAATTAGTAGTATATTCACGTGAAGACTCTATATTACTACCTATATACTGCTGCCCCGGATTTAATTTCTCTTCCGTATCGACAGGTTTTTTAGTAAAAGGATTATACCAGGCCATTTTTCTCTCTTTGAATCTGCACCCAGCGCATCTGTTTTTTAGCAGTTCCTAGCGCAGGATCTTTACCGTAAATTGAATGAAGTTTCAAGTGGTGAGTATGACACAAAGTAGCTGTGTGGTCATAGAGCTCAGCATAATGTTCTTCTATAAAATCATCCCGTAGTGCTTGAATATACTCGGGATTGTGATTGTTATCTTTTATCCATTTGTTTAACAAAGGTGTGAGACTGTAAAAGTGGTGAAAGTCTAACTGCTCCGTAGCGCCACAAATCTCGCAAGAGGAACCCTTCGCATACTTGGACTTTGCCTTATCTCGTACATACTTTACAATATCACGTTTTAACTTTGGCATTTTCCTTTGATTCCTTATTTTTTATCTAAAGAATTATATCGACTTTAAGCTAACTTGTCAAATACTATTTTTAAGATGGTATCGCTAGAAGGATACATTTGAGATTTGAAATGAGTATAATGCATATCGCAACGCATCTGCCATGTGAGATGCCATGTTGTGTTTTGGTTTTTCCTTCATTAGATTAGGATTCGGATCCCACTGATATGCATCAAGGCAGGATAAGGATTGTGTTGCTTCTTGATCCACAAACATTGTGTCGTTCTCAATAATTCCTGATACATGTCCAATTCCGTCAAGTACGGACTTCTTAGCGTTGATGGTGGAAATATCGTAGTTCTGCGCGAAATCAAAGCGTGTTTGTTGAGCGGCTGAATCAATATAAATGAAATCAATATCCCAGCGGTCAATGAGCTTCTGGATTTCGGCAGCGTGCTGTTCAGTAGTTCTCTCAGCATCGAAGTATTCGTCCACCAAATAGTATTGTTCTGAATCCCAATCATACGCAATAACACACATTGCTGTCGGGTCTTTGTAACCGACATCCAACCCCGCGAAGACATCCATTCTACTAGTATCGAGCTGAGAGAAGTCTTTGACTTGCGTTTCAAAGTTGAATTTCCAGATTTGTCCTTCATAAGTGTTAAAATCAGCCTCGTACTCTTGTTTAAATTCTGCTTCGGACATAGACTTACGTGCTTCTGCTATATCGGTTTCGCTCATTCTTGGGTTGTCTTTATAAGTAGCTCGTATGCTACACCATTCAGGAAACTCATCTGAGAATCCTCTATAGAAAAACTCAGAAAACCAGTTATTCCTCCCACGAGGGGTAGATATAAAAATAGCTTTAGAATTGTCTTTATCAAGTGTTGGTCGTAGTGCCACATTGAAAGCATCCTTACCGTCTGCTAGTGCAGCTTCGTCAAATATGATAAGATCGTAGGAACGACCTACACAAGAATCTACTTGGTTAATAGAACCCATTCTTACTGCAGAACCGTTTGAAATTTCAATCACTTTGTCTTTTGCATTATCTTTTGTAACTTCAAGATCAAAGTGCTTAATCAAGTTTCTTTGTAAATCAAAAGAGATCTGAGACAAGGAATAGTTGGGAGACATGATTAAGATATTGGAGCCGGGCACTAAAGACACGAGCTGTCCTATAATGTTGGCTATGTACGTTTTGCCTTGCCGACGGGAGACGGCGGCAGAGACAAAACGATATTTAGGGTTGTTAATCGCATTGATAATTGCTATCTGCGAAGGCAACGGTGTGATGTTCAGTAAATCCAAATAAGGATCAACTGGAAGTTTTAGAAACCTTGTCTCAGATCTGTAATCAACTAACTCTTCCGAAAGTATATCTTTTCGGCTTACTTCAACTGCCATATTAATCTTCTTCTTTTATTAGTGTCCAAATGCCGTAGCCTAAACCTACCCATGCTAGAAGTTTTGCTAAACCTCCGAGTAGAATTACTGAACCGCAAACTCCGATAAGTACAATTCCATCCCAGGATGTACGTTGTTTTAGTAGCTTACTTAGATACTTCAAGTTGTGTACCTCTTTTCTTATGTCCGTTCCATGCTACGAAACCTGCTAAACGTAGTGCATAGTATGCTAGATAATTAAGGGCGTAGAAGCCATTTACTTCGATACAAATGTCTCGAAAAAGACCATCCATATGTTTTTGGTCACGATAACCAATATTACTACCATCCTTCTTCATAAGAGTAGCGTACTTATAACCATAATCATGAACTAAGCCACCCATCAGTAATACTCCTACAGGAGAAAGAAAAGTTGCTAAAAACTTGGGAACCGATGCGCCATCAAATTGAAAACCTGCAGGAATCTTATACCCTACTCCGTCAATACTATAGTGAAAATCTTCTACAATTTTCCATTGACGACTACCCATTAACCACATTAGAATTGCGCCCCAGAAACCTTTACTCGCTGTTGCGATAGGTACTGGTTGCATTTTTGGCATATCATTAAACTCAAATCCAACCCGTTTCAAGTCTGGTTTATCTAGTTTATTAATTATGTAGCTGACTGCAATTACTGCGATTACTATTGTCCACTGCCAAAATGTTACTGCTAAATCTAATACTGCTTCCATTACTTCTTACCTCCGACTGCTTCTTTAGCATAAAATGCTGCAACAATAGCTGCTACGGATACGAAATAAGTAGGAGCCATATCTCCGAGTGTTTTTGATGCATTACTAAGACCTAATAGTTCCGCGGTTACTACTGCAAAAGGATATAGTAACATACCTCCCAGTGAAAACCATGCCATATTACGCTGTGCATCACGCATAGCATCTGCATCTTCTAATTCTTTACGTTTTGCTTCCAAGTACATTGCCTCTTCTGCTGCACTGACTTTTCCGTCTCCGTTTGTATCTGCTGGATGAAATTGTTCAGACATTATTCTGTATACGCTATTACTTTGGAGGTTCCAGCAACGTTTGTTGCTGCTACAAGCTCAGTTAAAGTTTGTGCTGCTCCGTTTAATGAGGATACAAAAATATACGGACATATCACTGTATCATCTATTCCAGACGCTGTATATTGTTTAATTTTCACAAAATTTACCTCGTCAATACTGCCGTAAACAGTAAGATTATTAGTATCATCATGAAAACCTTGAATAGTTAATTTTCTAAACTTATTTCCTCTTGAATTTAGACACACTACTGTATCATTCGCCACTGTAATTAATTTTGCCATTTAGTTTCTCCTTACCATTTGACCTTATCGGCCCAATATGCTGCCGACATTTTGCCTTTAGCTATATTCTTTGCGTGTCTTGCTTTGAACGACGCACGTTTCTTTTTCATTCTATCAGACTCTCCAGCCTTCGGCTTCCCTGCCGTTTTAGCTCCCTGCTGGCCGAAGCGAATAGTCTTAATCTTATTACCTACTTTTGCCACAACAATGTGTGATTTTTTAGCATGGCCTGGAGTACGTTTAGGTTTGTTATAACCTTTAACTTTTGCTCTTGCTAAGCGAGGATCTTTTTTCTTACCTTTTCTTTTTCTTGCGGCCACTGCTTTTTCTCCGTTTCACGTAAGTACTAACATTACGTGGCTTGCCTCCAGGATTGCCTGCTTTTCTTTTCCTACTAATAGCTGACTTTCGTTGAGCGGGGGTCATACGAGCAGCTTTAGCTGCTGGTACACACTTAGGATACTTACTACTTTTTGCTTGTTTTCTGCCGCATTTATGAAAGCCTCCGCCCTTTTTAGGACGAGATATATCAACCCATTTTTCCTTGAACCATTTTGAAAGTCCGCTTTTACGAGGTTTAGCCATTACTTAACCCCCATTCGGTATTTACCGCCTCTTTTCTTGTACTCTTTTACAAGATAAGCATTTGCATATGCTGAAGGATATACCCTAAACTTTCGTTTGGTAGCTGCTTTCACTGTAGCATATAATCTTTTATTAGTAGGAATAGGCTTTTTCTTTGCAGACTTTCGTTTCTTTTTACGAACTGCCATTATTTTCTCCTACGTTTAGCGTTCTCATATGCTTTATGAGTGCTACCTGCCATATAGATTTTAGCCTTTCCCCTACCATGTGAGTGAATACCTTTAAGTCCTAAACGTTTTGCTGCTTTTCTTGCAGCTCTTTTAGTCTTATACTTCATTAGTATCCCCTACGTTTTTTACCACCTTTTTTCTTTTTGCGTTTTTTTGATTTACCTGCACAGTGCATAATTTACCCCAATTGGGTGATCAATGTAATAATGACCCCCGCCAGGAACATGATTACTGTTCCACCTATACTGACCATACGAGTCTCTATTCTATTTAGAGACGTTTCTACATCCTCCAAACGCTGAAAACAAGTCTTCCAACGTTCTTCACATTGTACTTCATGGGCAAAGAGACCTTTTTCAAGATCTGTTATCCTATCATTCGTTTCCATCTTTTAAAAGTTTCTCCATTAGCTTTCCATAATTTCCCTGACCAAATGGAACAGCTTCATTAATCTGTACATTTGTTTGGTTCTTTATGTTGCTTGC